CACTGGATGGTACAGAGACAAACAAACTCGTACTGGAGGGACTCTTCGGGCCTGTGCGTCGAGTGACCATGACCAAGGACTTACAGGAGAAGGGCACACTTGCGAAGATTGACATCTCTATCCTACTGTTGCGTTATCACAACGATGTATGCCATATGCTCAAGGACGCAACCTATCAGGAAGAGATCGACTACATTGTGACCAACGAGAAACGCAACAGGTTGATAAGTAACCTTGCGTTAGACCAGACAGGCAACTCTCTGGTCTTGTTTCAGTTTGTGGAGAAACACGGTAAACCCCTGTACGACATGATCAAGAACAAGGCGGGTGACCGCCCCGTGTATTATGTGTCGGGAGAAGTAGAGGCATCAGACCGCGAACAGATCCGTGGTATCGTAGAGGGACAAAAGAATGCAATCATTGTTGCTTCATTGGGAACATTTTCTACTGGGATTAATATTAGGAACTTGCATAACATTATTTTTGCTAGCCCTTCCAAGTCTCAAGTCAAGGTTCTTCAATCAATCGGAAGAGGACTGAGAAAGTCTGACGATGGGTCAGTGACAAAACTCTATGATATTGCGGATGATCTGCACATACGGAAGCATAAAAACTTCACGCTGCGACACAGCGCTGAACGAATCAAGATATATACTAAGGAGCAGTTTCCCTACAAGATACATCAAATTGATTTGAAATGAATATATCATTGACAGAGAAGAAACCGCACGGACTATTACTGGGCGGTTTCAGTTGTCCCACCGGAAACAACTCCCATGACCAACTCTTTGGCCTTAGATCCGAAATGGACAAAGGAGGACAAAGAGGCATACACTGGTCTGAACAATACGCTGCAGCCCTGAACCGCGATGGATATGATAACCTATTGGTGCAGGGTTTGTTCTATGGATTAGAACCCTACCGCAGTTTTGGAAACCACAGAATCGCAACACACATCCGCAAACGTGGATGGGATGTTGAGTGTATCGATTACGGTATACTATTCACTCATGACGAACTCATATACCTGATAGATCAAAGAATAACCGAAGACACTCTGTTTGTCGGATTCAGTATGATGTTTACGACCACGGCAACAGATAGACTGTTGTGGGTCACCGATCACATCAGAGAAAAATATCCATGGGTTACAATCGTGGCTGGTGGTCAGAAGACATGGACGGTGACTTGTGTCGAGGCAGACTACTACATCACGGGTAATGGTGAGTTTGCCATGGACGCACTACTCGACCATCTTTATCGTGGTGCCCCCGAACCCGTAGCACACAAGACATTGAATAACGGTGGTAAACTAATTACCGCCTATAAAAGTTATCCCTGTTTCCCCAAGAGAGACGCCAATATCTCGTTTGAAGAACGAGACTTTATCCAACCCAACGAGACGATCAACATTGAGTTTGCTCGTGGATGTATCTTCGCGTGTAAGTATTGTTCTTTCCCATTGACTGGTATGAAAGAAGACACCACCCGTGACGAGGATAGCATACACCAAGAGATGTTGGAGCACTATGAGAAGTGGGGTATAACTAACTACTATGTCACCGACGATACCATAAACGACTCCAAGGACAAGATTGCCACTATCGCACGGGCGTGTCGTAGATTGCCATTTCAAACACAGTTCGCTGGGTATGTCAGGGCTGACCTTTTGATCACGCACGGTAAAGAGACTTGGCAAGACATGTGTGACATGGGACTGACCATACACCACTACGGTGTCGAGACCTTCAACCACAAGGCTGGCAAGACCGTGGGCAAGGGTATGAAACCTGAAATTCAGAAGAAGGGTCTATTGGAGGTGAAGGAGTTCTTCAACGAACACTCTCCTAACTTCTATGCCGCGACCATCAGCATGATTGCGGGTCTACCTTTTGAGACCTTTGAATCACTAGATGCGTCTAAGAAGTGGATGAACGAGAACTGGTCAGAACACATAGTTCACTTCTTACCTTTAGCATTAGGTAAACCCGACGATGAACAGGCAGACGAAACCGACTGGAAGGTCTATAATAACTTCATGAGTTATGGGTACACCTATTCATACGATGTTCCTTACATTGAAAATGATGATGTCCGGTCTCAGGTAGAGATAATGATCAAGGAGAAGGCTCACAACAAAAACCGCGAGAACAACAAGTGGAACTTCTGGGTTCATCCAAGTGGTGATTACGACTTTATAGATATGATAGACTGGGTACGTGAGTATTCTATGGAACGAGTTGAAAATAAGATGATGCCTGCTGGGTGTTGGCAAACCAACTTTGTTCATGCCGAGACTTGGGAAGATCCCAGACAAGGCTCTCTATACTACAAAACAGGTTACAAAGATATGCCTTATAAAGGCATGATAAATATCATAAGAACCTATAAACGAAAGAAGTTGAGACATGACTAAAGAGTTGGAGTACAGGCAGTTTAAGTTATCTTCCGGCGAAGAGATCGTGTGTGAAGTCATGGAGTGGAATGACGAGGCAGATGTCGAGATTCTTGTACGAAAGGCTATGCGTTTGACTCTGATGGAGATGGGTGATGGAACAAAATTCTACTCATTCCGCCCTTGGATGGTATATCAAGAACACCCCGAAGATATTCTAATCCTCAATATCAATAGTGTGGTCGGTATTGGGTTTCCGCCGGACAGTCTGTTAAAACAATATCATGAAGCCGTGAATGAAATGGCGAGTATGAATGAAACAAGGGAACAGGAGTTTGCTGAGAGCGTGAAGAGCGTGAATGAATCCGCCGATAAGATTGAACGCTACTTAAATATTATGGACAGCGGGAGTAATGTGATCGACATGTTCGATCCTAAAAAACTACACTAATGAAAACGATGAATGCGAAAGACTATGTCTTTTCTACCACATTAGATATTGAAGCACTGAATATCAGGATGATTGACCGCATTGATGGGCTGTTGGATAAACAGGACTATGCAATGAAGTTCAATCTAGATGGTGAGGTGACAAACCCAAACCTATTGAACTATCCTGAGTTTCAGGAGTTTTCGGTCTACGTAGAGGAGTTCGCACGGGAATCCTCCGTAAAAAGAAATTATGATCATCCCCATCACTCACGACGAGTAGAGTATGATGTCTGGTATGATATGTACATCAAGTCTCAGAGAGTCGGAGGTCTGTGGGCCGCACGATACAAGAGTGGTCAGGGTGGTGGTGAACACGATCACTGGCCATGCACTTGGGCATTCACCTATTACATCGATCCGCCCGAAAACGCATCGGGGTTATACTTTACTGATATAGATGATGAATTGCCTATTGATCATGGACGCTTACACCTATTCGGTGGGAACATGTTGCATAGAGTCAAACCATCAACTTTTGAGGGTTATAGATATTGTATTGCAGGTACAATAAGTACACACCCACCAACCAGCGCGTCTAGATTCAATGAGTAGTATTTAACCCTCCCTGACCGCGAAGCTAATTTTATCATGGAAACTATAAAATGTCAAGCACTAAATTGAAAAATATCGGATTCACTGCGTCTGCCTTTGACCTACTACATGCGGGTCATATTGCGATGCTCAAGGAGGCGAAGACTCAGTGTGACTACCTTATCGTGGGTCTACAGACTGATCCATCCTTGGATAGACCTGAGAAGAATGCGCCTATCCAGTCTATGGTAGAACGGTATATCCAACTGTCAGCCATCTCTATGATCGATGAGATTATCCCCTATCGTACTGAGAGTGACCTTATGGATATACTGAAGGTCTATCCCATCAACGTGCGTATCATTGGAGAGGAATATAAGGACAAAGATTTTACAGGGAAGCAATATTGTCTTGACAATGATATCGAAATGTATTATAATAATCGACAACATGACTTCTCTACGAGCAGTCTGCGTGAACGCATCATAAACAAGGCAAACCAATGACAACGAAAGTGAAACCCAAAGACAAACCGCATTATGTGAACAATGCACAGTTCTCTCAGGCTGTGGTTGACTACTGTACCGAGTCTCAACTGGCGAAGAAGAACGATCTACCCACACCAGTCATACCGGACTATATTGCACAGTGCTTTCTGAAGATTTGTGAAGGTTTGTCACATAAGGCAAACTTTGTCCGGTACACCTACCGTGAAGAGATGGTGATGGATGCGGTGGAGAACTGTCTAAAGGCGATTGAGAATTATAATATCGAGGCTGCGACTCGTACAGGTAAACCGAATGCCTTTGCATACTTCACTCAGATCTCGTGGTTCGCATTCCTTCGTCGTATTGAGAAAGAGAAGAAACAACAAGAAATCAAGTCTAGATACTTGGGTCATCTTGGTGTTGAGGATAGATTTGATAACGATCTAGCTGAAGATGATGCCATTCAGGTTACCCAAGCATATGTTGATACCCTGAGACTTCGTATCGATGAGGTCAAAGCAAGGGACGCCGAGTGGAAGGATATTGTCAAGAAGGAACGTAAGAGACGTACCGTCAAGGCAGACTCAGATTTGAGTGATTTTATTATTGATTAACAGCTGGTCTAGCTCAACTGGATAGAGCAACGGTCTTCTAAGCCGTCGGTTGGGGGTTCGAGTCCCTCGACCAGTACCATATTAGGGCTTGACAAACCCCGTGAGAAATGTTAATATTATGGAAAATTGGACTGATATATGAAAATCGCAATCTTAAACGATACCCATGCGGGTATCCGTAATTCATCTGACATTTTTATGGCATACCAAGAACGCTTCTATAGTGAGGTATTCTTTCCGTACCTGTTAGAGAATGACATCAAACACATCATGCACTTGGGTGACTATTACGACAATCGCAAGACAATCAACTTCAAGGCTCTGAATCACAACCGTAAGATATTCTTGGAACCTATGCGTAGGAATGGTATCACTATGGATATCATCTGTGGCAACCATGATGTGTACTACAAGAACACCAACGAACTAAACGCACTAAAAGAACTACAGGGTCACTACATGAACGAAGTGAACCTGATTATGAAACCAACGGTGATGAACTATGACGGCACCGAGGTTGCGCTGATACCTTGGATCAACCCTGAGAATGAGAAAGACACGCTAGAGTTTCTTTCAAATACCAAAGCAACTCTTGTGGGTGCACACCTTGAGGTTGCAGGGTTTGATATGCAGAAGGGTATGCCTTGCATGGACGGCATGGATAGGAAGATCTTCAGCCGGTTTGATATGGTGATGTCGGGTCACTTTCACGCCAAGTCATCGCAGGACAACATTCACTTCCTTGGATCTCAGATGGAGTTCTTCTGGAATGACTGTGATGATCCCAAACACTTCCATGTGCTTGATACCGAAACAAGAGAACTGGAAGCGATTCGTAACCCCATCACGATCTACGAGAAGATCTACTACGATCACGAGAACATGAATAAGTTCAAGGACTTGTCCTATCTTGACAACAAGTTCGTGAAACTGATTGTCATAAACAAGGGTGACGCCTATGAGTTTGAACGGTTTGTTGATCGTATTCAGGCTCAGAAGATTCACGAACTCAAGATCGCAGAGGACTTCTCCGAGTTCACTGGCGCGAATGTGGATGATGAGGTGTCGGTAGAAGATACCGAGACTTTGATCTACAACTATATCGATGCTGTAAGCACTGACCTAGATAAAGGACGAATCAAAAAAGAAGTCTCGAACTTGATGAAAGAGGCTCAGAGTATGGAGATAGTCTAATGTCCGCCAAGAACGATGTTACCGGAGATAGTATTCGGAGCAAGGCTCCTTCCGACAACTATCGCGACAACTATGATCGAATCTTTAGAAAAGATTTGCCCAGTAATGCATTCTATCAACAAGATGAGGAGAAGGATATGGGACTAGGGTTCAACGATGGATTCCCGACTCAGTTGGAGTTCTGGGATCACTACTGTATAGTAGAACAAACGGACATTGGAACTGAGAAAGGATATCCGTGCAACTGGTGTGGCTTGACGGAAGAGGATCTTGACGAATCGAACATCTAAAGTTACAGAAACAGTAGAGACTCTTGCGGGTGCACTTATGGTTGCGGCCGCAGGAACATTCTTTTTCTTTGTTGGAAGCTCGGAGGAAGTGGTTCCTCCTCCTGTAGTAGAAGAGGTGATTGTTCCGGTAGAAGAACCTGATCTACCCTATGATAATCCACAACTACAGTGTCTTGCATTGAACATCTATCATGAGGCCCGTAGCGATAACTATGCTGGTCGGATGGCAGTTGCAGATGTGACTCTCAATCGTGTGGAACATACCAGATTCCCAGATACAGTGTGTGGTGTGGTACAGCAAGCAAAACTATCTGACTGGCATCTAGAACGTGGTCGGGAAGTCCCACTGAAGCATAAGTGTCAGTTTAGTTGGTTCTGTGATGGTCTTGATGATGAACCTCTTGACGAGGACTGTTGGCAGGAAGCACAACTCCTTGCATACAATGTTCTTGCCAACAACGAGATGCGTGGCATCACTGAGGGCGCGACTCACTACCATGCTACATATGTACTACCCAAGTGGAGTAAAGATCGCAACATGAGACTGATCGGTAGGATCGGGGCACATATATTTTATCGTCAAGATTAACACTTGACAAACACAGAAGGGTATGTTAGAATTACGCAATGATTAACTTTGAAAAACTAAGGTTCAAGAACTTCCTATCGACTGGTAATAACTTTACTGAGATTGATTTCAGTAAGACGCCTACTACTCTGGTGGTAGGTCATAACGGTGCGGGTAAGTCCACTATGTTGGATGCCCTGTCGTTTGGTCTGTTTGGTAAGCCACATCGGAAGATCTCTAAACCACAACTCATCAACTCTATCAACGGCAAGGGTACGCTTGTCGAGGTAGAGTTCTCTATTGGTACGCAGAAGTACAAAGTCATCCGTGGGATCAAACCTAACAAGTTTGAGATCTGGGTGAACGGCAACATGATCAACCAGAGTTCCCATGCGAAAGAATACCAGTCTATTCTTGAGAAGAACATCATCAAGTTGAATCACAAATCCTTTCACCAGATCGTGGTGTTGGGGTCATCGTCGTTTGTGCCGTTCATGCAACTGGCGAGTGGTTCTCGTCGTGAGGTGATCGAAGATCTGTTGGACATCAACATGTTCAGTAAGATGAACGGTATCCTCAAAGAGAAGATGGCTCAGTTGAAGGATCAGATGAACGAGAACACTCATCAACTGAATATCGTAGACACCAAGATCAATGCACAGAAGAAGTATCTCCGTGACCTGAGTGAGATCTCCGCACAACAGAAGAAAGAGAAACAGGCAACCATCCAGTCACTACAGGAAGAGATTCGGGTGCTGAATGATAAGAACGTGCAACTATCTAAAGATGTAGCAGAGAAGTCTCCTGATATTGAATCCCAGATCAGTACGTCCACCACCGAGGATAAGAAACTGGACGAGTATGCTGCTGGGTTCAAGAGTCAACAGAAGGAGGTGGTGAAACAAGCCAAGTTCTTTGAGAAGCATGATATCTGCCCCACGTGTAGTCAGGACATTGACGAAGAGACTAAGAAGAGTCACCTTGATAAGTGTAGGTCTACCGCGACTACTATTGCTGAGGCCTTGGACATGTACGATGCCAAGAAGAAAGAACTTGACGGTAGACTGGAGGCACTGTATACTCAACAGAATATTCTGCGTGAGTGGCAGGGACAGGTGAATGCGAACAACCAGAGCATTGCCACGATTAACCGGAACATCGATACATTGAATAATGAGTTATCTCGTATTGATAATGAGACTGGTGATCTATCTGAGGCCAACTCTGAGTTGGAGACTCTGCGATGCAGTAAAGAAAAGTTACAGGAATGTAAGTACAAACTGAACGAGCAGCACTCTTAC